TTCGTTTTCTGTTAGTACTTTAAATTCCCATTTTCTATCTTTACACCATTCTTCTGCTGCTTTCCATTTTGCTTGATTTCTTACATATTCATAGACTTCATAGATATATCCTTTTGTCTTTTTTTGTTGAACTTTTGGTTCCATACATTGTCTTTTAGGTTTGATTTCGATTATATATTTTTTAATCTTTCCATTATTTTCTTTAACTTTGATATAAAAATCTGGGAAGTATCTATGAACTCTATTATCAATTGGTGAGATGTATGGAAGTACTATTTCTTCACTTCCCCATTCTAATATATTTCTATTATTATCACAGTATTTCATAAAATGTCTTTCCCACAAAGAGCGATAAATGATATTTGTGGGATTGCCTTTATATTTTTGGGGATATGATGGTCGATATTTTCCTTTATAAGCCATCTAAATAACTAGTAACACAAGTTATATAAGGTATTTAGAGTGTTAATAAAACAAAATATAGCTAAGTTTAAACCGTTGCTTACGGATGTTGCACAAACATCTCATTATCAAGTGAAGTTTGGTGGTTTAAGAAGTGCTTTAATGGGATTTCTTAAGAGAAAGGGTGTTGATTCAAGATTCATTACTGATAGTGCTGGTTTATTATGTTCTTCTGCTTCACTTCCAGGAAGTAGTTTAGCAACTGCTGATATTAGTGGTAATTTTATGGGTGTTATGGAAAAGATGGCCCATACAAGAATTTATAGTGAAATTCAATTAGAATTTTATGTTGATTCTGATTATAGAATGCTTAAATTTTTAGAACATTGGATGGAATTTATTGGTGGAGCATCTGATGAAGTTGAAAGTAATAATGGATATTTTTATAGGATGGAGTATCCTATTGAATATAAATGTCAACAAACAAAAATTATTAAATTTGATAGAGATTATAATAGAGAGTTAGAGTATACTTTTTGGAATATGTTTCCTATTAATCTATCATCAACTCCAGTTACTTATCAATCATCAGATCTTTTGAAAGTAAGTATTGCGTTTAACTTCGAACGTTATATAGCAGGGAAATCATCAAGTAAAAATCAGCATGTTGGAAACCATTCTAACTTCAGTCTTTCCTCATAAATAATTACACTGAATTGCATTAGGATATTATGCCTTTACCAAAAATTACCACTCCAATCTATGAATTGGAATTACCTTCTATTAAGAAAAAGATTAGATATAGACCATTTCTAGTTAAGGAAGAAAAGATTCTTATAATTGCATTAGAATCTGAAGACCAAAAACAAATCACTAATGCAATTAAAACTGTTATTAGTAACTGTATTCTTTCTAGAGGTATCAAAGTAGACCAGTTATCTACATTTGATATTGAATATCTCTTTTTAAATATTAGAGGTAAATCTGTTGGTGAATCTGTTGAGGTGTTAATTACTTGTCCTGATGATGATAAAACACAAGTTCCTGTTACTATTAATTTGGATGAAATTCTTATAAAAGAGGATCCAAAACATTCACGTGATATTGTATTAGACGATAATTTGAAAATGAGGATGAAGTATCCTTCTCTTAGTGAATTTATCAAGGCTAATTTTAGTACAGAAGATGGTATCAAAATGGCAGATACCTTTAATTTGATTTCTTCTTGTATTGATCAAATTTATAATGAAGAAGAGTCTTGGGGTTCTTCTGATTGTACTAAGAAAGAACTTACTGAGTTTCTTGAGCAATTAAGTTCAAAACAATTTAAAGAAATCGAAAATTTCTTTGAAAGTATGCCTAAATTATCACATACTCTTACTATTAAAAATCCCAATACTGATGTTGAAAGTGAAGTTGTACTGGAGGGTCTTACTAGTTTTTTCGTGTAGGTATGGCTCATATCAATCTTGAGTCATACTATAAGATTAATTTTGCTTTAATGCAGCATCATAAATATAGTTTAACTGAACTGGAAAATATGATGCCTTGGGAAAAGGATATTTATGTTATTCTTCTACAACAATATATTGAAGAAGAGGAACTAAAAAATCAACAAAATAAAAATAATGCCCTTTAATAAACCTTTAATATGGCAGTGTTAGATAAATCAAAAATTACTACTCTTGGGGATGTTGCTCGTACTGGAGTTAATCCTATTACAGGAGAATATTTGTCTAGTGCCCAAAGGAAAACAGCATTTAGACAAAGATCTGTAAGTGCTGCAAAAGTTTTTGGGAAAGGAGGAGCATTAGTTAAAACTTCATCGAATATTGGATCTGGTAGTAATATTCATGGATTAGCAGAAAGAATTTCTAGATTGGAAATTCAGGTTCATACTATAATTAAAGGACTTAATGCAGAAGAGGAATTAGAGAAGAAATTACAAAAAGAACAGAAAAGGGATGCATCAATAGAAAATGAAAGAAAGGATAAAAAAAATCAAGAATCATTATTAGAAAAGCTTGGTGAAAATTTAAAATCTACTCTTTTAAAACCAGTTGAAGCTCTTGGTAAAAAGGCAAAAGGTATTTTAGATAAAATATTTGAATTTTTTCAGATTGTATTTGTTGGATGGTTAGGTAAACAGGGTTTAGATTGGATTAAAGCAAAGACATTAGGATTTGATGGACAAGCTGCTAAGATTCGGAATTCTATAATAAAGAATCTTACTGTTGCTGGGGGTATATTTGCCGCATTTAATTTTGGTATAGGAATTGCTCTTCGTGGTGTATTTAATCTTACTAGATGGTTAGGTAAAAAAGCTTGGCGATCAGTTTTTCCTAAATCTCCTCCTAAAGGAACTCTCCCTAAAGGAGGATCAATACTTAAACCTTCAGGAGGAAAGGTTAAGGTTACTACTGGTAGAGGAAGTTCTTTAGCCCGTGGTCGTGGTATTGCACCAAAGGGAAATATTCCTGGTAGAGCACCAAGTATACCAAAACCTTTGGCAGCAGCCAAAAAAGGAGGTGGAATACTTAAAAATATTACAAAATTATTACCAAAAGGTCCATTAGTTGATAGTATTTCTAAATTTGCATCAAAACCATTAGGATTTCTTGGTGGAATGCTTGGTGGATTGGGTAAGATATTTACAAAATTTATGCCTTTGTTAAGGGCAGGACTTTTTGCTAATGATGTTAGACAAAGGGCAATGGGGGATCCTGAGAATAAAATTCCTGGAATGTCTCCAGCACAATCAATTCTTGGAGCATTATTTCCATTAGCAGGAAGTATTGCTGGTGGTGCATTAGGAGGTACTATTGGTGCAGCAGGTGGACCTCTTTCTATTATTGGTTTATTGGCAGGAAGTTGGGCTGGTGGATGGGTTGGTGATAAACTTCAACAATTCTTAGATTTTCTTTGGAATCCAGGTTGGGATCAGGCACCAGGAATTAAGAATTTTAATGATATGGTATACGGTCTTCAAAGTAAGACGGGTGGTTTTGGAGATGTGTTGCAATCTATATTCCCATATTCAGGTACATCAGGAGCAGCATCAGGAGCAGCATCAGGAATATCATCACCATCAGGAGCATCTGTATCATCAATAGCATCTTCTCCAACACAATATTCTATACCTTCTACATCAGGAGCATCTGCAACATCTCCAATTATTATTCGTAAAAAAGCAAATTCTTCACAGCAACAACAATTATCAAGTTCCAATAAATCTGCAACAGATGTTCCATTAATACCATCTTCCAATCCTGATAATTTTTATACATTATATTCTCATGTTAAGTATAATGTGGTGACTTAAGATGTTAGCAAAAATAGCAAGTGGATTATTAAAGAGTAGTTTGGCATCTAAAGGTGGTGCATTAGTAAAAACTTCCAAATCAGGAAAGATTGGGAAAGTAATGACCCAGAGGTTAAAGGGTAAAAAACAAAATATTAAGAGTTATAAGTTACTTTCAAAAAGAAGAAAAGAAAATAATCTAAGAATAGAGAAGGAAAATTTGTTAGAATTGAAAAAAAATTTAAAGAAACCTAAGTCTAAGGTGCCAGGTAAAGTAAAGAATTTCTTTCAGAAGGTTCTTGAGTTTATAGGGGTTGTTTTTGTTGGTTGGTTAGTTGATAAATTGCCTAAGATTATTAAGATGGTAGAAAATTTTACTAAAAGGATAAAACTTATTTTTAGTGCTATAAGTAATTTGGTAAAGGGAATTTTTACATGGGTTACGGGATTGGTTAGTTTGGTTCTTGGTATTGGTCTTAATCTTGCTACGTTTGATTTTAGAGATCAATCTCAAAGAGTAAATAGAGCATTGGGAAAAATGAGCAGTGCTTTTGATGGTTTAAGGGGGGATTTGGATAATTGGAGTGAACTTAATGGAGATAATGCTAGTCCTGTATCAACAACACCAACTGAAAATACAACAGTAATTATACCACCATCTACATCTATCAATAATACTTCAAATGAAAAACAAATACAGAAATTGAGTACAGGTGGAATAGTAAAAGGACCAAGTGGTAATGAAAAACAAATACAGAAATTGAGTACAGGTGGAATAGTAAAAGGACCAAGTGGTGTAGATAAAATTCCTGCTAAGTTAACTGCTGGTGAGTCAGTTCTACAAGTTGGTGCAAGGGAAAGGCAAATAAAATCTACAGGTATTGATCCACTTTTATTTAATATTGGACCTAATGCCAATAAACCATCATTTGAAGGTCTTCCAGGTCTTGGAGGAGGTGGTGGGGGAACTGATTCACTGACTGAACAAGCAAAAGTTAAAACATTTGGTAGTGCTCTTGGCGATTTCTTTAGTGGTGATGATGGAAGAAGTAGGAGAATGACAGACTTGGAGAGATCTCAGAGATTGAATATGGGTGGAGTAGTAACAGGATCTGGTGCTATTAATAATGTATCAGGGTCTATTGCTAATGGTAAAAATCAACAACAACCTGTAATTATTATTGAAGAAGATGATGTTCCATTAAATAATTCTTCTAATAGTGGTGGTTCTCCTCCTATTACTTTAAATATGGGTAACGGATCTTCGTTAAATAATATTATGCAGAAACAATTTCTATTAGACTTGGCATATACTTAAATGGCATCATCTCAGTCATCAAATTTCGAAATACTTATATTGCAATCTAATGATCAGCAAAGAACTGTTGATTTGAGAGGTGGTACAATTTCTGTTTCTTATTATGAGGATATATTTTCTCCAGCTATTACTGCTAAAATTAAAGTGGTTAATACTGGAGATTCGATATCATCAAAAGATAAAACTTCTCCATCTGAAACTGATGGACCAAGACAATCAATATATAATGGTCTTCCATTAAGGGGTGGTGAACGTCTTGAATTAAAAATTCTTGATAAGGGTGAAAATAAATCAGGAATTGATTTTTCATCCGATAATCAAAAACATCTTTATGTTTCTAGTATTACTGATATAGTATCAACACCACAAACTGAAAGTTTTACTTTAAATTTATCACCTAAAGAATCATTTTCAAATGAAACGACAAGGGTTCAGAGAAAATATGCTAATCCTATTCATACAACAGTAAAACAAATTTTAAAAAATGTAATCGATACTAGTAATTTTAAGAAGGGGAATATTGATGATGCACAAAATAAGTATTCATTTATTGGTAATATGAAAAAACCATTTACGGTTTTGGTTTCATTGGCAGCAAAAGCAATTCCTAAAGGTGGTAAAAATGCTACTGCTGGATTTGTATTTTATCAAACCCAAGATGGTTTTAATTTTAAATCTATTGATGGATTAATTAAACAAAAACCAAAAGCAACTTATTATTATACTGAAGTTAATCAAACAGAAACTGATGTAAATAATGATTTTAAAATATTAAACTATTATACTGAAAGAAATCAAAATTTGATTCAGAAATTGAGATTAGGATCATATGCTAGTCAAAGGATGTTTTTCAATCCATTAAATTTTTCTTTTACTTCTCCAGAACAAGGAAAATTTCAACTTAGGAAGTATAAAGAAGGATTAAATAATCTTGGTGCAAAAGGTGAATTGAATTTACCCAATGTATCTGAAGGTTCGAATACTTCATTAGGAGATGTTCCTACAAGAATTCTTTCTGGAATTGTGGATATTGGAACAATGGAAAAGGATGTATCATTAAAAGCAGCAAAAAAAGAATCAGAAGATCCAAATGGAGATCCTACTAAGTATCAAGCACAAGCAATCATGAGATATAATCTGTTATTTACTCAATCTATTAATATGATGATTTCTTGTAATACTAATCTTAGAGCTGGCGATGTAATTCAATGTGAATTTCCTAAGATTAGTGAAGGTCCTGATGAAATGGATACTGAGCAAAGTGGTCTATATATGATAAAGGAATTGTGTCATCATTTTGAGACTAATAAATCCTATACTTCTATGAAATTAATAAGAGATAATTTCGGAATTAACAAACAATGATGGAAGAACCTTTACTTAAAAGTAATTTTCTTGGACGAGATGGTTTCCGTTGGTGGATCGGACAGATTGCCAATGTTGATGCCTGGAAATCACAAGCAGATGGAGAAGGGTGGGGAAGTCGATATAAAGTTAGAATAATGGGGTATCACCCATATGAGACATCCGAATTAGCAGATAAAGAT